CTAAACCACCAATAGTAGTTGCAACAGAGGGAACAACTGTTGTCAAATCTACTTCGGAGGTTTGAACTCCTGGTGACAATTGAAAAGCCATATTTTGTTCTCCTTATTATTTTTATAGAACTGAATCTTATTATTCTATTTATGTTTTTATAAACTTGAGGACATGTAACCTCTTTGACCAATATTTGTCCACAAGTCTGTTCCATCAAATTCTTTTTGTTCTTGTAGACCATCATCCAGCTCACCGACAGGTAACATCTCATCGTCCATTTGTAGATTTCTTTCGTCCAACAGTCTCTGTCTAACGTCTGAATCTGTGATTTCTTTGAAGTAAGACTGTGCAGTCAACCAAGAAAATAGAACAAGAGTCATAACAATATCATCATTATTACCCTCTTCAGCTTCATAAGACTCTTTTACCCTGACGAATGTGTTGAGTTCGGCGATGGCATCAAAGTCATTCGTGATGAGTTTATCCGTTTCAATTAGCGTCTTCAAGTTGGCACAGCCAATCTTTTTTACTGTCTTTGATGTTTTTACGCCATATGCAGCACCTTTTTTGAAGCCTGATGATATGTGCTGACCCTTTATCTCATGATGTTCAATCCTGAAGATGTTTTCATACTCAAGGTCGTAGTGAAGAATGTCCACAACCTGTTGACCAACACTGTTTGTTTCCACTAGAACCCAAGCTCTGTTATATCTATTCACCAAATTATAGACATACGTTGGAAATATCATAGGAGATAGTTTATTATCTCTGAATTTAGCAACATGTTTGTATGGCAACTCAGTAACATCAATGACTGAACATACTGAATAGTCTAAACCAACACCTTCAGCACAATCAACCACAGCGATATATGTATGCCCGGCTTTAGGAAGCTCAAAAATTTGTAGATATTCTTCCGTTGATATAGGATAGTTGAATGTTAGTGTCTTCAATTTTGATCCTGGAATCAAAGTTGCTGATGAACCCAAGAACTCAGTCTCAAATTCTTGCCTGAACTGCTCTTCACTTGTGTTTCTGATTGTCTCATCTCGCCACTTTGCATCTCTACCTGGTACCATGGACCAGTGAACCTCCAATGGAACGTACAAAGAACGCTTTTCAACAGCATCGGTCCACATTTTATAGAACATATTCAGACCATGTGGCGTTGAGACAATAATAACTTTGGTAGTTTTACCGGATGAAATAACAGGATAGGTGGACGTAAAGAATTCAACTGCCATGTTTTGTGGAACGAAAGCAAATTCATCCAAAAAAACTAAGTTATATGATCCACCACGAACACCAGCCGCACTTGTTGCATATGCAGAAATTTCTGATCCGTTCTCAAGAACAATGTTTCCTTTGTTCCATTCAACAATGCCTTGCTGCATCCAAAGAGGAAGATATTCAAATGCATACTTGATTCTTCCTAGAATATCTCTAGCTAGATCACCCTTGTTTGCGAGAATAGCAATCTTATAATCATCCGTAAACAACACACACCATAACATGTAACCAGCAGCCGTGGTTGTTTTACCCACCTGTCGAGGCATTTTTGCTATAGAGAATCTATTTGCATGAAACCCCTTGACCATTTCCACTTGGAAAGGCCACATATTGAACGGTACTAAACCCTCATCAACGTTGACGATCTTGACATACTTCGTGATGAAGTACACAGGATCTTTGATACATTTGGTAATCTCAATTAGTTGATCGCGGGTGTATTCTATTTCAACATCCGCCCTCTTCAGACTTGAGTTACCGTTATAACCACCAGCATATGCCATTACTTAATAAGACTCTTCAAGAACCAGTTTATCTTTTGATGTTGATCTAATAAATCTTGTAGAAAATTTCCTATCGCTGGCTCATTTGCGCTATCCGCAGCAACGATTCCTGCACGTAGATGATAAATCATTTTACCGTTATCTGTCACAAGTTCCGACAACATGCTTCTAGCATCAGGAATATTTGCATTTTCTGTAACGTCTGACAGTTCAATCATACGAGAAATGCCTGTTGGAGCATATACACCCAACATTCTAATCTTCTCCGCAATCAAATCCGTATTGTTGAATATTTGTGTGTATGTTTCACCTAAAAATCCATGGTACTGAACAAAATCTGATCCCTCAATGTTCCAGTGAAAAGTGTGTGTTTTGAAATACAAACCGAAGTTTGTGCCCAAAATTGTTTTTAGTTGCTGTACTAGCTGTTCCATTTTTATCCTATTTGTTTTATTTGTTTTATCAAATCTGAGGTTGAACCGATAAACACAGCTTTATCTACCGTAATTTGTGGCTGTTCTTTCTGAGGCATCAGATCGCGTTTCTTCTTTTGTAATTCAATCAAGTCTTTATTGATATCGGACATACTCTTCAGTAAGTTTGCTGCAACTTCATATGCTCTTGGATGATCCGTTGCTGACGCAACTTGCAATATATTGTCAACCGCAGCTTTACCTTTTTCTGCAAGCTCGCGAATATTATTTCTAGCAAACTCAAAGTCAGAATCAATGTCGCTTTGAACGACAATTGGTGCGGGAAGACTTTGTGTTCCGATAGGATTGATATCAAATATGTCAGCTAATGATTTATCTGTTTTCATAATGTGTCAGGAAATTCAGTGATCGTGGTAGTAAATCCGTAATCATCGTCTGCATTAGCTGATGCTGGATCTGGTGTTACCACAATAGATACGGTTTTAATTGGATTCAAATCTACGGTGTCTACTGTATATGTTGCGTTTGAGTAGTCTCCAACAACGATATCATTCTCTTCCAACAAACTAGACATGTCAGATACAACTAATGTTCCTAAACTGTTATTTGCAAAGTAAACAACTGATCCTGTTTTCTCTGAGCCGACTGTACGAATCGTTTCACCTGTAGTGAATACACCATTACCGGATGCCATATCCACATAAACTTTTTGTGGGCCACCAGACAACCTACTGTCAATGAAGATATTAGTATTTGCCTGTCTGATGAGACCACCAACAGTGGAAGTTGCGGGAAATATATAGCCCTTGACTGTGAACGTCAAATTCCAAATGATCAATCGTGTTGTGGACATGTCTCCTTCATAGTCTATCTGTGGTGTAACAGAATTCAACATGATTGGAATGTCATATTTTCTACCCAGTGTGGGTATCAGGTCTACAGTAACTGTAAAGTCTGGTGTAAATACTGGTAAAATTTGCTCAAGAATTTGTGTACCATCTTCATGATTGCGTACATAAATGTTTAAGTCAAACTCAAAGTTATATGGAACAGGTGCATACTGTGCAGAAACTCTACCTGTTGTATCATCAACAGCAAAGTTTCTATTCAGTGTGTTGACTTTTCTGGTTGAATCATAAGTTAGACCAACCAAATCAAATGATATTCTTGGTACATATGCACTGATCGACTTTGTTAGATTAGGATCACTTGTCAATCGAGTTAGATATTTTTCTTTCGCTCCGAATGACAGCGGAACTCTTGTTCGCTCATACTCCTCAGTTCCCGACTTATTGTATCTAACTAAAACAAGATCGTTGAAAAGTGTGCCAAAAGCCACAACCATCTTTCTTATTGTTCTATTATAAAAATGATTATTCTTTAGCATCAAAATTCACCAAATGGATTATTCTCTGTGAAATCGATAATACCGTCTGCTTCAGACTGTATCCTCAAGTTATCGTTTATGTCCTCGAAAATATCATTTCCGACTTGAGTGTCTGTGTTCGTTGCAATTGCGCTTCTATTAGCTGAACTTGTATTGCCTTTTATTGTGCCTGTGCCAAATGTTCCCTGAACGCGAATAACTGTAACTTTTGAATGGGGTGTATATGAGTATACAATGGCTTCAGCATTTGCTGTTGCAACTGAATTGCCCTGATAGATAATTTCGCCAGGAATAAATGAGCCTGTACCTGCTGGATAAACAACATTATTAGCCAGTGCAATCTCTGTCCTCTTGTATTCGGTGAATGCTTGATCATCAATTTCTTGTACTCCCGTTGATATGATTTCTTCACTAAACACAAATTGCTTCATTTTCAATGCGTACACATACACGTTTCCACCACGTCCTCTACCTAATGTGTAAAACATTGCTTGATCGTTTTCATGCTCAACAAATGTAATTTCAAAGAAATTCTGTACTAGGGGAATGTATACCAAGTCTCCTTCTCTCGCCCTAGGTAATTGCACAGACATTGCAAATCTGCGTCTTGCCACCAACAATGTTACTTCATCACGTATCTCTAGACCAAACTTTGAAATGAAGTCACCTTCACCGTCCATGCCAGTGACGTTTTCCATATACATTTCAATTGCATGTGCCGTGCGATATTCTTTGAGTGGATCCTCACCATAGAGCATATCAACTTCATCGCGACTTGTGCGTGGAAGATAGTATACGTCCATGCCATTTATTTGCATGGCCTCAATCACCAAATCTTCTACAAGTAATTGCTCACTTGTTACTTGGTGTTGAGGAAAATTATTGAAATAAAAGTTTGTGGACATTTATTTTAGCCCATCATTATCTCTGCTGGAAGCACATTTGTGTTTATCAAACCTTCTTCTAATTCCTTCATCTCTTCCGCAGCTTCTTGCATTATTCTGACACCATCAAGTGTAACACCACCTGGCATCTGAATTCCTGCAAACTTGCTTAGGTTACTTCCCCACTGATATTTGATCTTTGCCGTTGCATATTGCTTCAAAAATCTATCGTTCCACACATCGGAGAAACCTGGTCGTGTCAGTGTGGCGCCAGTTGCTGTTGCTGCAAATTGAGACTGAACGTTTAGTGACGCTGCTCCTGCAATAGAAACAATTTTCTTAGCCTCACCATTGATAATGATTTCATCATCAACAGATAGTTCACTGTTGAATGATGTGCCTGTTCCTATGACTGTGTTTGATGCTGCTGTAACAGACACAGTGCCTGTTGAAATTCTAGAGTCTGGTTCTATCCTACGATAGCACTCAACAATAACCCAGCTACCAACATTAACATCTCTTGTCCAATCAATATCAAGGTGCAGTCTATTCATCTTGCGGTTAAATCTGACCTGTGGTGTTCCAGAGAACAATAGATTCAGTGTACGAATGTGTTGCATGGTAATTTCATATGACACATACGATACGGATGTAAAGTCATACAGGTCATGCAATCTTAATTGATATCTCAAGTCAAACATGTTGACTGAGGAGTTTGACTGGTCAAATGGCAAAATACCCGTCACAAAGTTGACTGCATCTGGGCAAAAAATGTATCTTCTGTCCATGTCTTCTTGTGTGATCTGATGTTTCAAATACATCTGTTCCATGCCATCATAATGATAGTCGTGGTAAAATGCTAGTGCATCGTCAACTCGATCATCCAATTGATCGTCATCTATGTTGATTTGGATGACTGGATGACCAAGTCTGCGTAAGCAGTATTCTTTGAATTCAGTTCTTGTTCTAGGTGTTGCCATATAAAATGCCCATGTGTTTATGGCTTATTTATATCTTTAGTGGACCAGGTAATCTTGGCATACCATCTTTGACCGCAACTAACCATGCATCCGTCACACAAACATTCAAATTTTTCAACCATTCGTTGGGAAAATATGTCTGTCTGCGATATTCTTGGAAACGGATCTTCTTATTATCTATGAAATTTGCGAGATATGCGTCTGTGTAATATAGAAAACAGTTTTCATTCCAGTAGCTAACATGGGTTGGATCCTGAAATGCACCTCTTCCGTCGGTGCTAGGAACTTGAATGAATGCCCAACCTCCTGGTGCCAAAACACGATGTATCTCAGCCATGATCTTGGTCTTATCATGTAAGTGTTCTAGTATGTGACTAGCATTCAACACACCAACTGTGTTATCTGGAAGTGGTATTCCGTCGTTTAGATCATGAACAATATCTGCATCCTCACGTAAATCAATTGACATGTAATTTGCATAAGGATTTAGTCCACCACCAATATCAACGCACAGCAAATTTTTATCTTTAGCATCTTTCTCAGCTAGTTTTTGTGCATACTGTGCATGTAGTTCTTTAGTTTTTTGTTGTATTTCAGAATTTCTTTTGTTTATGGATGTATTGTTTCCTGTTATTCTGTAGACGTACAGCGGCTCAGGTATAAAATGCATTTTTGTAGTCAGATAAGACCTGATGCATAGTTCATGATCATCACAGATGAACATGTCTGGATTATGTCCGCCTATTTCATGATAGTGTGTTTTTCTCCATGATCTAACATGATCAGGAGCATACCAAATATATGATAATGATTGACTGGATGGAGTAAAAGAATCCATGACAGTTAGTTCTTTACCTTTCCAATTAAACGATTTATGTGTCCAACCGTGTGTATTATCATATGGAATAAAATTGTTTTCCATATGTAACATCGCACAATCACTGTAAACAAATCCAATTTCATCATCTTGATATGCCGCATTTAGTTTTTCCAAACAAGTTGACACCAACATATCATCATGATCCAATTCAACCAAAACATCTCCTGTTCCCAATGAGAATGCAGCTTTCTTGATTGCACCTAAATTTGGTGTATCGATATATGCATGATATATTTTAACCTTTGGATGATCTTCGATCACATTCGGCACAAGTTGTGGTAAAAATTTATTGTTTATAAACAGTATCCATTCCCAATTTACATAAGTTTGCGCACACAAACTCTCAAATGCCTCTAACAGAAAAGGAATGTTATCTGGATCATGTGTTGGAGTAATAATGCTAAATTTCAAGTTTTTCATGGTTTAATCAAAGAAGAATAAATGGATCAGTCGGCCGTCGTTGAAGTTTTGTCCAAAATATTGGCCAGCGGAGTGTATGCATCTTGCGTCCATAATAACAAGTCTATTGTATATATTACCCGCAGAATCAACCACATCAAATTTTGTTGAGTCTAAAAAGCCACCCGTAAATGCACTATCGACATAAGCATCACCTGAATGTCTTACTCCGTTAATTTTTGAACGATGCAATCTTGTGCCACTCTCTATCGGAGCGTCTGGCGTCAAATAAATCATCGCAGCCCAAGTTTGGTGATCATAGTGATAAACTTGAGGATCTTTTGCTGTTGTTATTTGAAAACAACCATTTATACCTCCATCAAATTTGATAAGTTTCTGACCCATGATGGATTCAAATGCCTCTTTTATTCCTATTGGATGGAAGTGTGTCGTAGTTCTAGAACCTTTGTAATATCTCAAGTCTTCTTTGAATTCCATTGATAGCGCATGTTGTCTAATGGAATCCGGATCTTCATAAAAGTTATCAACTATAAACATTCTTTTGTTGAAGTTTTGATTTATGTTAAATGGATTAACTAACATGGGCGCTATTTTTGTATTGTTTTGTTGCATAACAAGATTTAATGCTTCATTGTGTAGATTCTGAACTCTATTGCCGCCATCATGATACAAACTTTTATCGATATAGTTTATGTACTTCGGAAAAGGATTGGTTCTCTCAGGCTGCATCATGATGGTGGTATACTTCAACATTTCTTCAAATTTATCGGTATACTTATATTTCTCAGCTAAGAGATATAGATGATCATTTCTTTCCGGAGCAAATTGTTCAGCTAATTGATAGCACTCTATTGCAGCATCTCGGTGTGATAAAAACCAGTTCGCATCACCCATCAGTAACAGTGTTAAATATGCTGTTTCATCTACACACAATGCTTTTTTCGTAGTTGCAAAATCATGAGTATGGTTTAGATATTCCTGAAAGTAGTAGATTGTTCTTCTAGCATATTCTCGCTTTTGAGATTCGCCTAGTGGAAAAGCATTACTGTGATATGAATCATTGTAACTTTTACCGATATACCAGAAATGATACATGTCAGACAACACTGTGTTTTCTCGGATCATCTTTTCTTCAAGAATAAGTGCGTCACTAATAAATTTTGTTGGTACTGACCAGCTTTGTCCTTCTGTAGATCCAACTTGCCTGAACGATATTGGTAAATTGAATCTGTTGAAATTTTCTCCGATGCCATCAATCTCACAATAAATTGTTTCATGACACGGATCGTGATTGAAACGCCATGGCATATTTGCGTTCCACATCCATGCCCTATAGTATACACAATTGTCTTGTACTGCAGGTATGTGAAATGAATGTTGCGTCTTATCGTCTAGTAAAGACCAATCAAAATCATTGTCCACTTTTAGAATTTCATCACAGTCCATTTTCAAAATCCAATCACATCCATGATTGATGCTTTGACAAGTTCGCGTCAAATGATCTCTGTTCCATCCAAATCCTACCCAGCCCTCTTCAACTTGATAGTAATATCCCGGAATTTTCTTTTCTTCAAAAAATTCCTTGACTATTTTATCTGTGCCATCTGTTGATCCATTATCTTGTATAACCCAGAAATCTATATGTTCGTAACAAGATTCAAGCATTCTTCTAACAACAGAAGCCTCATTCTTAAACATAGTCGTCATTACGATTTTACAATTTCTCATTTCACTCTCTGCTCAATAAATTTCATAATTTCAGGATTATTTTTCTGTTCTTCGGTTGGTACAAATAATGCACGACCTCGTTTAGCTGCGTTCTCTGATGGCTCACACAGATAATACATTGCAATACTTTTTCTGTAAACATCTTCTGGGCAATTTATCGGCTGCGAAAAACCATGCCATGAATTATATGACGTATCAAAAATTACTACACGATTGAATTTGTTTTCTACAGTTTTTACCAACTTTTTTGGTTGATTCGTTTCTGTGTTGTGTGACCACATCTCAAGATTACCGCCCCATGATGTGTCCCAGTTCGGCGTGAGATAGAATATGAAGTTGAATCTGCGTTCAAGACCTAGCTTGGGATGAATGGAGTAGTCTAGGTGAACATTCAGTTTGCCGCCAGTTGGTTGAATATGCCAGCCTGCGCCATGTAGTCCATGATCTGGTATAAGTTGTACACCAGTCATGTCGGATAGGCTTTGTACAAATGCAGGTGAATTCAGATACTGAAAAAACTTGTATGTTTCTTCAGGAAAATTGTACCAGTTGTTACTTGTTTTCTTTATCTCAATTTCATTGCTGTAACTAAACCAATGATTTGAGTCAAAGCTCATAAATTCATTTGACAATTTATGAGCAATTTCATCATCCACAAAATTATCTATCACATAATGTGGGTAAGGATCATTATAAAATTCCATTTGTGTTCCATGATATAATCAGTTTGCAATTTCCATGTATATGGATCGACGTTCATTTATTTAGTTGCAGTTTTTCAATAGCTTTTTTTATTTCTGTTATTTCTGCTTGTTGTTCTTTGATCGCTTGAATAATTAACGGCGACAATCTGCCATAATCTAGAGTAAGATATTCCGGACTTATTGGTGCCTCTTTTACTATTTCAGGTAAAACGGATTGTACGTCTTGTGCTGAAACGCCGACCTCACGATGCACTTTGTATCCTAATTTTTGTCCTCTCTCGTTGACTTCATAATAAAATCCTTCAAGTTGCATTAGTTTATCAATTGCGTTTTCAATTTTGCCAAGATGTTTTTTCAGACGCATATCTGAAAAATATGCTGTGATGTTATTTGTTGATCGTATTTCTCCTGCTGTACCTGATGCTGTTGTTCCGACACCAAGCGAGTTTACTTGTGCATTGGAACCAGTAGAAAAACCACCAGCAGCACCTTGGACACCTTGTGCTCCAACAGCACCAGCAGCACCTTGGACACCTTGTGCTCCAACAGCACCTTGGACACCTTGACGTCCTTGTGCTCCTTGAGCACCAACAGCACCTTGTGCGCCTACTGATCCTTGTGCGCCGATAGCACCCTGGGCACCAACAGCACCTTGGACACCCTGAGCACCAACAGCACCTTGGACACCCTGAGCACCAACAGCACCTTGGACACCCTGGGCGCCAACAGCACCTTGTGCGCCTACTGATCCTTGTGCGCCGATAGCACCCTGAGCACCAACAGCACCTTGGACACCCTGAGCACCAACAGCACCTTGGACACCCTGAGCACCAACAGCACCTTGGACACCCTGGGCGCCAACAAGACCTGAATTTGGTCCAGTCCATGTTCCTGCGCTACTAATGACTTGGCCGAATCCTTGCACTCGCAGAGAAGAAACGTTTGCAGAACCTGTAACTTGCAGTTTAGAAACACCATCAGTTGCTGTTCCACCCACTAAAACATTACCAGAATATTGAGCGAGTTTGACTGCACCTGTGTCCAACACTTCAATAGAAGGTATACCAGATACGTCATTGACCGAGAATATTGTGCCTGTCATATCATTTGTGACAGAGAACAATTGTCCCGCAGAACCTTCAAACGACAATGTGCCGTTAGAAGTGGGTAAAGCCCTTACAGTAATTGGAAATAAACCGGCAGTGTTTGCGCCCGTGAATACAATACTGGGATCATCTGTCGTTGATCCAGTTCTTGGTCTAATTAAAATATTCTTGTCTGAGTTTGCCATGATGTTATTCTTTTTATTGGTACCAATGGTATTTATTAGATTCCGAAACGACCACGGAGTGCGTTGAAGTTTTGGATTATTTCAGATTCTGTGAGTGCTCGGTTATATGCTTTCGCCAATGATATTTTACCCACAAATCTTTCTCCGTCGGTGGTTGATATTCCACCTATTCTGAGATATTGATAATCTGTAAAATCGGCCGATGCGCCGGCAGCATAAGCAAAATTTCCATTAACACAATATCTTACACCGGATCCATCATAGGAAGCACAAACATATGACCATTGATTTATATTGACACTCAATGATGATGCACTATGTGGCCAAAATCCTAATGTATTGCCTGGATATATGTATAAAGCATCATCTGAATTGCTGTTAATTTGTATGATGGCAACGTATCTTCCATTTACTGTTGGATATATTACTGCCTCAAGTGTGCTTGTTGGAATAGTTGTTGCTGGAAAAGTAGTATCAATTATATCATTGTCGAATACATAACACCCTCCATTATCGGAACTATATGTTGCTCCATTGACTGTGAGTGCAGAACCAATTTCACTCAAATCTCTGGGACCGACCCATTCTGTGGGTGTAAATGTTCCTGAGCTAGTGAAAGTGTGTATGGTATAACCGCCAGATGATGTTATCGTACCTCCAGTGGCTTTTTGACTTCCTGAATATCTGACGATAACTATTCCAGAACCGCCATTTCCACCAACGGAGTATGCATGTGTTCCGCCACCGCCGCCGCCGCCTGAGTTAGCGCCCCCATTACCGCCTGCAGAATTGGTTGCAGCAGTTCCACTTCCTCCGGAATTATAGCCAGCGCCGCCTGCGCCTGCTGTACCACCAGAATATGCGGAACCACCACCACCACCGCCTACTCCACCTACACCTGCGGTATTAGTGTGTGCAGATGCACCACCGCCGCCGCCCCAATAAAGTGAAGTGCCATTTATTGAAGATTGAAAACCTTCACCTCCATCTCCTGCACGCCAGGATCCTCTACCACCTTGACCTGGTCGTGAAGCGCCTCCTCCACCACCAGCAGTGTATGAACCATCGCCATTGCAACCGGCGGCACCACCACTATGTCCTTGAATCGCATCCAAAGAATTAGGCAATGGTGCAGGATTAGAACCCATACCTCTATTTCGGCCATATTCAGGTGAATCTCCTCCGGCACTACCGCCTCGCCCACTAGAACCTTCTGAGAATGTTGCATACGCATCAATGTAATGTCCTGACCCGCCCCCGCCACCGCCATATGCAATTATATTACCAATTGCCGAATCATTGCCTGAAAACCCAGTAACAGGACTCGATCCATATGTACCGGGTGAGCCATTTCCTCCAGCACCAATTGTGACAGGCATCGGCGAATTTATGTTTACTTGTAGGTTCTGTCTAGACACTACACCTCCTGCACCGCCACCGCCACCCATGTCCATACCACCACCGCCGCCACCTGCGACTACTAATACCTCAACAGATAATCCTTTTCCTAAATTTGCAGGATCCATAGAGAATATCAATGAGCTTCTGTTATCAGCTAAACCATTGAATGTGGATGTTCCAAGAGATTTAAGGTGTCGTATGATGACGATGCCTGAACCGCCGTTTCCGCCCCTATTATTTCTGTTATAGTGCATACCGCCACCGCCACCGCCACCCGTGCTGATGCCTCCATCACCTCCAGGAGAACCAACCCAATCTCCACCACCACCTGTGCCAGCATTTCTTCCTGGATTCAATCCTGTTGTGTCACCTAGACCACCTGATGAACCGCCACCTCCGCCACCTGCACCACCATTACCACCAACGCCGCTGCTGTAGCTTGCACCTCCACCTCCACCTGCCCAATAATAGTTTCTGCCGCCACCTAAAATGTTATTCAGTAAACCGGCACCACCATTCGGTGTGCTTGCACCGTCAGTGCCTGCGGCCGAGGATCCGCCGCCACCGCCGGAGTAATACGCACCTCCGTTATTGCCACCTCTGTTTCCCTGTCCTGCAATTCCTGTTCCACCGACCTGTCCTGATCCGTAACCTGATGCGCCACCACCTGAGCCGCCATTTCCACCATTAGCACCTGGTGTGTAACCGTTAACTGAACTGCCACCAAAACCACCTCCAGTGGTTGCCAGCGCACCAAATGCACTATTGCCACCTGCTGTTGCTGCTATTGTAAACTGATGAAAATTATTATTATTAGGCGGACCACCTGCCGGAGCACCAACGCCACCAGCACCCACTGTAACTGTGATTGGTGTTCCTGCTGTAACTGATTCTGTTGTACTTGTGAGTACGCCACCTCCACCACCTCCACCACCCATGTCCATACCACCACCTCCACCTCCAGCAACAACTAGAACCTCAACCGTTCCTGTAAAGTTGGGTAAAAAAGTCCCTGAACCAGTACAAACGTGTACTTGAAAGTTACTGTCACGGACAAGGTTTGGACCTGAAGATACACCCATCAGACTTCTCCGATTGGTGATGGCAGAATGTTAGCGCCTTCTTTCCAATTCTGAAGGTCTTCATCCCAAATTAAATTCTCTCCATTTTCTGGTCTAGGTATTGGTGGTTTCCATAGACCGGCTTCTGTATCTAGAATCCAACTCTCAAAAAGTTTTGGCGGTACAAATGCATCAATGTCTGCAAAATAATTATATCCAACACCTGCATAATTTTTTCTGAGTGGTGTGCCGCCTGTGCGATGTGTACCACCAAAAGTGTTGTATGATGTTTGAATCCAAGTTGTTGGATCTCCAACTGCACCAGAATCAATGAATTCTTGATCGGCTACAATCACATTTGTGACGATTCCGTTTTCTACTTTTGCAAAATGTGCCATATACTACCCTTTAATTTAACACTCTATATAACAATTCACTAATTGTATTGCGTGACCTTCACCACCGTTTTGAAAACTTCCTGCTGGAGTGCAACTACTTCCTCCAGACCAACCTTGCCATGAACCGTGCCCACCCCAACTCCAAGTAAAGGTTCTGTCACAGTCATTGCCGCCGCCAATATTGAGTGTGTCAGTCCACTGTGATCCTGTCGCCCAATTTAATAATACAGATCCGTTTTTAAATAATCCAGAATACTTTGTGGCAGATGCGTTGACTGACGATGCATTCTGCGGGAAATATGCCCAACTAAACGTTGCAGATGTTGTACCTTGAAAATACCATGAATCGTTTCCATTGATACGGTTTACTAACATCTTCATTAAGTTCCAGTTTCCACCTATTAATCCGTTCACAAAAGAACCTGGTGCAACAGAAATTGGAGTGTTTTGTCCGGTGGCACCAGCAAGACCGACAGTATTTTGACCGTCATTGTCCCACCAATTTGTGGACTCCCTTCCGGTGGCCACCAGAACATAACCTTTTCCAGCAGGTGCTGTTGAAAAATTTGTATAACATAGTATTGGAGTGGAATATCCTGACGGTTGGTACCAATATGATCCGTCTGATGCGCTCGGATCAAATGACCTAATCTGTGTAGCATTTAACGCAGGATTAGTTGCTGACGACCCCGGGGTATATCTTGATTTAATGGCATTAAAGTTTTGTTGTACTTCTGCTGCGGTTAGTGCTCTATTATATAATTGAACCGCATATATTGATCCGCCAAATCCACCCGCATAACCACTACCAATAGTGATATTGTTTGTACCAGTAACAACAGAACCATATGGATTTGCCATAGAGTTGCTGAAGACACCATTTTTATAACAAGAAACGGTTGATGTGTCTCTAGTGAAACATATCATCGCAGTTTCTCCTACTACTACATTGAACGAAGTGTATAAATTTGTGTATGGTGAATTATTTGAGCCACCCGTTCCATAGAAATAATTAAAACCAGTATCATTTTCGTGTGTGATGGTGCCTGCGCCAGCATATGCTTGGTCATATGGATTTCTTCTTGCACTTGATGGTGATTGATTTTTCATCCATATAATTATTGTTTGACCATTATTAAATGTAAATTCTGATGAGTTAAATGGTACTGTTATAGAATTTGATCCATTAAAACTAAATGTATTGTCACTTGCATAAGTCAAACTGTTTACGGTGTTTGTGTTTTTATTTGTTAGGTCTACAACTGCTTGTGTGTTGGATCTTGTGCCAAGAACATAAGGTGTAACAAATCCTTGTACCTCTAGTTGGGGTCGCCAAACTTCTATATCACCTTGAAATATATTACTAGGAGCACCTGCCAACATAATAGCAAATGAAGTTGCTCCAGCCGCAATGGTATAAGTTAATGATACCCGAGTCCATGAATATTGATTAATCGATTGTGTTGAAGCGGTAACTATTCCTCCAACTGCATACGACCAAAGGCCTATACCTCTTCCTGGTTGGGTGACACCCCGAACCCAACACGAAAATGTTATAGTTGTTCCGGATGTTAGTGCAGTAATTGCTGGTGATGTTGTTGTTGATCTATAAAAATAGCCGCTAGAATATTGAAGTCTAGTGGAAGTCTGTGTACCATCGGGTGCTATTCCATAATTTGCTGTAACTGTACCAAATCCACCCTCTTTTGTCCAATTGGCACTCAGTAAATTCTCTGCTACATCGATCAAGTTGGTTGTAGTCGCACCTTTCCACGACTTCTGTGGATTGCCCATGTCATAGTAAAAAGCGAGACCGTTGGTTACTATTTGGGGAGATTGTACTAATGCCATGATTTATTTCGCTATTTGTTGTTTACAGTCATCGCACATTTCATACAACTCCAATTCTACACAGTCTTTACACATACCATCAGGTACAGGCAAAGTTGTATCTGGTTCAACATACTCTACATTTTCTAAAATATTTTTTACCATTGATTTGTTCCTCCCCAATATATCCAATGTGACCATGTTCCGCTTAAATTTGTGTATGTTGCAGTTCCCGACTGGCCTGTACCCCATTGAAGTGCGTTTGGCCAAGAACCACATGTTGATCCTGTCCATCCGGCACCAACAGCACCAACTGAATCGCCCCAATTACAAGATTGTTGGTTTGTATTATACAAACCGTGAGATCCTGCACCACCCAACAACACTCTACGGTATGGATGTCCACTATTTGCTGTGTTATTTCCAACGCCACTCACTGTATTATACAGAATTGAATTACTCCAATATACAGCGGCCCTTATATCCAATGTATCTCTTTGAACCAATAATCCTGCCATAGGTATATTTAAATCTAATCGATTTACGGTTGCTGTACTATTATAGGGTGATGTAAACACACGACAAAACGGTTTACCTTCATAGTAATTATTTTGAAATTCTAATTCGATTGCTGAAGACATTCCTCCATATTTAAAATAGTATACACCGCCGGACGCCGCGCCCATAACCATTGCTTGAACTGGACTGCCGAAAGGTCTTGATGATGTTCCATCGGCTGATCCTCTTGGACCATAATTAATCCCCATCGCTCTCGGTCTCCACAACAAGTTTATCAATATCTACACGTTCAGCCCAAACTGTAAAGAAGCAATCAATGGCATTTTCACTACCAACATACACAACGTTTTCTGCGATGTTTTCAACAAACACTTGTTGAAATTTACCTATTGGTGTCAAATTCACAGTGATTGAATTCGGATCAACTAATTTAGTCCAATATTCGGGCAATTCAATTGTGTTCGAACCAGTGAGTCTACCTCTAGCGTAAACACCATTTTCTGGACCTTCAAGCACACCATACACCAGCATCTTTCCTGACTTGGTTGGATGTGGTATTCTGAATGATTTTGCAACAGCGAATAGTGTTCCAGTACTTGGATTAAAATATACTGCATTAGTTGCAGAGACAAACGGTGTTTGATTTGAACCGGCGGCGTTCACACCAACAATATATGATGTTTGTGATGTTGTCGTGTTTGTTGCATTGATAGCGGTCGACGGTCCGGTAGCTCCTTGAACGCCTTGAGCACCTGGCGAACCAGTAGCTCCTTGGACGCCTTGAGCACCAGTAGCTCCTTGAACGCCTTGAGCACCAGGAGCACCTTGAACGCCTTGAGCACCTGGACCACCTTGAACGCCTTGAGCACCAGTAGCTCCTTGGACGCCTTGGACACCTTGAGCACCAGTAGCTCCTTGAACGCCTTGAGCACCAGTAGCTCCTTGTGCTCCAACTGATCCTTGGGCTCCAATAGAGCCTTGAGCACCTACTGTTCCTTGAGCCCCTGCTACGCCTTGTGCTCCAACTGATCCTTGAGCACCAACTGCACCCTGTGCTCCAACAGAACCTTGTGCTCCAACAGAACCTTGAGCACCAACTGATCCTTGAGCACCAATAGCGCCCTGAGCACCAGGCGAACCAGTATCTCCCTGTGCTCCAACAGAACCTTGAGCACCAACTGCACCCTGTGCTCCAACAGAACCTTGAGCACCAATAGCACCTTGTGCTCCAACTGATCCTTGGGCTCCAACAGAACCTTGAGCACCAACTGCACCCTGTGCTCCAACAGAACCTTGTGCTCCAACTGATCCTTGGGCTCCAATAGCACCTTGTGCTCCAACAGAACCTTGAGCACCAACTGATCCTTGGGCTCCAATATCACCTTGTGCTCCAACTGATCCTTGAGCACCAATAGCGCCCTGAGCACCAATAGCACCTTGTGCTCCAACTGATCCCTGAGCCCCTGCTACGCCTTGTGCTCCAACTGATCCTTGTGCACCAGTAGCTCCTTGAGCACCTTCAACACCCTGTGCTCCAATAGCTCCTTGAGCACCAGTAGCTCCCTGAGCACCAACTGATCCTTGAGCACCAGTAGCACCCTGCACACCTTGTGCTCCAACTGATCCTTGAGCACCAGTAGCTCCCTGAGCACCTTGTGCTCCAACTGATCCTTGTGCACCAGTAGCTCCTTGGACGCCTTGAGCACCAACTGATCCTTGTGGACCAATTAATCCTGTATTTGCTCCTACCCATTGGCCCAGTGAGTTGATTACTACTGCACTGTTGACTAAAACATTTCCTACTACGGAAACATTTCCTGTTATTGTTCCACCACTCGTTGATAGTTTCGTATTGGCTTCAGCATATGCTGAATTAGCTCTAGTCAAAGGATCAACGCCGCGAACTGTAATAACATCCGTTACTATGTTTGCAGACAGCGTTGACACTCTAAATGACGCATCGCCAACATCCAGTATGTTGTTTTCCTGTATGTGGGGAATATAGTCTTCAAACAGATACCAAACACCAGCAGAAACATCCCTAACTAAACCTGTATGTTTAGTGTTTGCGCTACCATCTTCATAGTGTGCAACAAAACCAATGTCTAGTAAATTCCCCAGATTGTTATTTGCTAGTAAAACTATAGGATCATTGACTATGAAATCGTTGGCTGAGTGTGCTACAGTATTACCTGTTATCGTCAAGTTACCTGAAATTATCAAGTCACCAGATATTGTTCCGCCTGTTGCGTTTAGTTTTGTGTTTGCCGTACTGAATGCGCCATTGGCGTGACTGAATATTCTATCAGTTGTACGACTTGATACTTCATCAACTATTAGTGTTTTTGTGGCAGTATCATACTTCAAATTCGCTGACGCGCCAAATGAGCCAGAATCGTTAAATTGAATTTCGCCGTTTAGACCACTTGGCTCAGTTATAGCATCAAACAGTGTGGCAACGTTTATTGAATTTCCATAGAACAACTTGCCATCAGTGTAGTTGATAGCAAGTTCACCGGGTTGTAGTATAGATGGCACATTGCCCGGAATTCCCGAATTTTTTAGTTGAATTATCGTATTCGCCATCTAGTGAGTCTTAGAATGATCCTCCAGATTTCACAACATCTTCTTGAGTTGATTGTTCTGGAGCGAAAGTTTTATTGTCGTCACCCAATTTTAGTTTCTTGAGTTTATTTGCGGGCACAGTTTGCTCCAGCACTACAACATATTTAGTCAACTCTTCGCGATGCTCATTGGCCGCGGCTAATGCTCCTTTGATTATAGAAACTTCATTTTTAGATGCTTCTAGCTGGCGCATGTAATCATTGACAGCTTGTTGAAGTCTATTTTTTTCTTGACTTATTGCGCTTGTTGACTGTGTTTCTTTTTGCACAATTTCATGCTGCAACTCTTCATTTCGTTTAGAGAGTTCTTGTATTTTTCTTTTTGTTTCTGATGCCTCATTGACATCCGATTTACTCAATTCTAGTTGAGCTTGAAACATTATGTTCTGCTTCACGACCTCCAAGAAGTTGGAAAGCAGAACTTCCACATATGCATTTTGTAATCTCACGTCCATAATAATCTCCTATCAAAATAATTTAGAATGTTCCGCCATTTAGATGCGCAAAAGTTGGTGCTCCTGAAGAATTTATTTGTAACACGTGCCCTTCTGTTGAAGAAGTTAATGCACTCAATGCGCCAGTTGTTGAAGACTGATCAGATACAATAACACCTTTTACTGTGAATGACGATGCTCCTGAACCACCTCTGTCAATACCCAATGTACCTGATGTGATTGCTGACGCACTTAGGGCAATAGCAGTATTTGTTACTAAAGAAACACGCCCAAATGGATCCGTTGTGATGACAGGAACATCACTTGCGGTTCCATAAGTTCCTGCTGTTCCTGTGTTAGCTAATGATGCAATCTTATTACCATCATAGTATGTAATAGTTCCTGTTGTGTAGGAACTGTTATTTGTACCACCGTGAATGATAGGGAATATACCTGAAGTAACTTCTTCAGTGGATATTTCTACTGTAGTGTTTGTAATATTTGTGACACGACCGTAAGCATCTGTACTAATCACTGGAATAGTGTTTGCAGTTCCATAAGTTCCAGCAGTTCCTGTGTTGGCCAATTCAAGTAAACCATCCGTGCTATTACCGATAAGAATTGTTCCTGCTGTGAATGATCCTCTACCTGTACCACCATCTGCAACCACGATATCGGAGAATAAACTGCTTACATTACCGCCCGTGAAGTTAGCTTCAATAGTTGCACGATTTTCAGCACCATATGCAACTACGTTAGATGTGGGATCAACTTCTTCATTTGTGAATAACTTGAATACTCCGTCCGTTGCATCGCGCACCAGACCTGTGTATTTTGTTCCACCGTTTGTGTATTGACCATAGAAACCAATATCAATCGCATCCGCAACGTTGTTTGCTGCAAGTTTGATTAGCGAGTCTTCTGTTGTTATTGTGGTAACGTCTTGTGTTACTGTATTGCCGGAAATAACCAGGTCACCCGTAATTGCTAGGCTGCCTGCGATTGTTTGACCACCTGTAGTACGAATAACTGTATTATCAACTGAGAATGCAACGTTGTTTCCTGCACCATCAACAACTGATGTAATACCATCAGCACCAACAAATGTTAGTGTGTCAGTTAGTAGTGATAGTGTATCTGTGCCTGTATCACCTGCGATTGCTAGATTTGTTGCGACGGATACGTTAGCTGCTGAAGTTACTCTGCCGTCAGTTGCAACTGTGAATACAGGAATGTTTGTTGTTCCACCATATGTGCCTGCTGCAACACCACTCGCTGTTAGATCAACGGTAAGTGTCACATTAGCTGAACCATCAATTGATACATTACCTGTTGCATCACCAGCTAGTCCCAAATCAATTGGCGCTAACCACTTTGATGCTGTAGCAGCGTTGCCAACAATATTACCAGAAAAACTGTTCGCAGTTACTACGTTAAAACTCGCACTGCCCACGGCATTACGCAAGACCAGTGTATTTGCTGTTGCCGCAGTAGTTGCGGCATCAATAATTCCTGTGTAGTATTTACCACCAATTGCAACAACACCTGTGCCGTCATCAATCCATAGTTTATTACTTACATTTGAATAAGCAGGTTCAGCAACATTCAGTGTTGGAGGAACACTGGTTACGTTGGAGTATTTTAGTTGAATTACTGTATTGGCCATAAAGCTCTCTTTATTGTTTTAGAATTGTCCGCCGTTGATATTTCCAATTGCTATATCAACAATCGATGATGTTTTAAATTTTCCAGATACTGCGTCATATGCAACGAGTTCACCATCTTCAGGTGAAACTATAGATACATCGGTCAGTTCACTCAAAGCAACATTTGGTTTTGGGCGAAATTTTGGATCAGCAATAGTTGTTCTTACTGGTGATGTTATTGTAACTTTTCCTATTGTTGCCATAATTACCTCGTAACTGATGGAAGAACTGTTACAATACCTTCAACTACACGCGAAACAACATTGGCTGACGATGTTATCTTCAAATCATATACGTATCTACCCGCACTCAAATTTGCAGTATTTGCTGCTGGCATGGAAAGAGTTATCTCTCCATTTGCCGTACCAGTCACTGATGCATTTATTACAAAAGATGTGGCTGAATAATAAGACTTGCGCATTTGAGATGCGGCAGCATATGATTGTAGATTAATTGCCTCACCATTGGTGTCCTCAACATTCACAAATGTTGAAAATGAAGCACCCTGTTCTATAACTAATTCTGAAAAAGCAGCCAACTGTAAACTCCGTTATTGGTTATTTAGTTGATTCTTTATGTCATCAACTTGTTGTTTCAGTTCTTTGATAGCTTCAATCAGAAGAGGAACCATTCTCTCATACTTTACTGTCAGATACTGTTCATCAATTGGAGCAGGTGCAATTACTTCGGGCATAACTTTTTGCACTTCTTGAGCACTTACACCAACTTCACGTTTAGCATTATAACCAAGTTCTTGAGCAACCTCGTTTGCTTCATAATAGAATCCAGACAATTGCTCAACCTTACTCAAGGCGTTCTCAATATTTCCTAGCTTAGTTTTTAGTCTATCATCGGAATAGTATGCTGTGATATCGCCAGTTGCAACAATCGACCCAGTGTTAGCCGAATCTGCTGCTGTTCCCACACCAACGGAAGCAAATCGAACATTGGATGTATTGGCAACAGCTTGACCAATTGATAGTGTAAAAGATGACCCTGTGCCACCACCCGAAACGCCTGTACCATTGGTAATAGTTACTGATGATATCTTACCGTTAGCAGTATTGAAAGCTGCTTGTGCTGTTGTTGTTGCTGAGTTAGCAGTATTGAAAGCAGCTTGTGCTGTTGTTGTTGCTGAGTTAGCAGTATTGAATCCAGCTTGTGCTGTTGTTGTTGCTGAGTTAGCAGTATTGAAAGCAGCTTGTGCTGTTGTTGTTGCTGAGTTGGCGACACCAAATGCTGCCTGCGCATGATTTTGCGCAATTCTAACTGAGTTTGGAACAGCGGCAGTCGTATTACTTGTACTTGTTACAGAGTCTTCCAGTTGAACAACACCAGTTTGTGATGTTGTTGCTGAACGAATTGTTGTGTTTGTGACACCTGTTACATGACCTTCAGCATTCACAACAAATATAGGCACAGCGATGCTAGTACCATGTGTGGCTGCTGTTACACCGGATGTTGCGTGTGATAGTGTCAGGATATTTGCGGACACTGTTGCGTTTATAGGCGCAGTGTTTGATACACTGCTTATTACACGATTTCCCGCATCAAACACTGCATCAAATCTAGCGTTAGCATTACCTGAGATACCACCTTTAAGAATCAATGCACCAGTGCTATTACTTGTTGCTGCTGTTGTATTATTGATTGTGATTGCGTTGGTTGTAGTTGCGCCACGCGCAGTAACAGTTTCTAGGGTGTCAGCTTCTGCTGGAAATGCAATTGCTGTGTTGGAAACAGAAGTTATGTGACCTGTATCGTTCACTACAAATACTGGGACTGATGTGCTACTACCATGTGTGGCTGCTGTTACACCTGATGTTGCATGTGAGAACACACCAGTGCTTGAATTGTATAATATCGGTGCAGTATTGCCAACGTTCGCACGAACTCTAGCTGCGGTCAGATATAGGTTTGTGCCTTCAGTTAGATATGTTGTGCTATTTGCTAGACGGAATTCACCCGCTGTAATTCCATTGTTTGCAACCCATGTATCTGTAGTTTCATTCCAACGAATATATGTATTGGTGTTTGCACCTCTATTGATAGTGATGCCAGCACTTTCAGTTGCTTGGACATTGTCTGGAAGATCGGAATTTAGAACAAATTCATTGTCAGCAATGTTCAATTGTGCTGTATTGATTGTTGTGGTTGTGCCTGAAACTAATAAATTACCAGCGACTGACAGATTTCCACCAACAAACGCTGCGCCGGAAATACCCACACCGCCGGTAACAACCATTGTTCCAGTTGTTGTGCTTGTTGCCGCCGTATCTGATGGTAATATTCTCACCGCTGTTGTTGAAGTATCTACCGCAAAAGTTATCGCACTATCTGTCTGAGTCTGGAAAGTATCCGCAAAAAATGCAAGATTTCCATCATTTGCATCAATGTAAGAATATCGTGAAGTGGCATTCAAACCTGTTAGACTATCTAAAAAGCCAATGGATGGACTTGTTGTGGATATGTTCAAGGCTTTCGTTGGTGTTGTGTTCGCCAAAGGAACACCCACATGAACTCTACCATAATAGTCTATAGCAAATGAATCGCCTGTTGATGAGTCTGGTGCCAGGGCGACAGGATGTTTTCCTAAACCGTGCAATCTCAGTGTTGAATCTCTTAGTTTAATTTGTCCTTGTACAGTTGTTCCTGATGCACCAATTTGACGAGAAATGCTATCGTATGTTCCTTCAGTGTTTGATCCTGCGGTTTCACGAATATGCTCAATAAATAAATTGTGTAGATTTGATCCGGCTGTGTTTGCTCTGAATGTTGCTAATGACACGATAGATGCTATGTTTGCTACATTAGCAGCTAAAACTGTTACTGGCTTTAGATTTTCAGTATCCACATAATTTTTTAGATTAGTATTAGCTGTAGATACCAGATTATCTGTGTAATTCTTCAGATTGGTGTTAGCTGTGGATACTAAATTATCTGTGTAATTCTTCAGATTGGTGTTAGCTGTAGATACCAGATTATCTGTGTAATTCTTCAGATTGGTGTTAGCTGTAGATACCAGATTATCTGTGTAATTCTTCAGATTGGTGTTAGCTGTATCCACATATGACTTCATGGACGTATTAGCTGTATCCACATATGACTTCATGGACGTATTAGCAACATCCACGTAGTTCTTCAGATTGGTGTTAGCTGTATCCACATAAGACTTCATGGATGTATTAGCAACATCCACGTAGTTCTTCAGATTGGTGTTAGCTGTAACTATTCTTGTGTCTAGAGTGTTTGCACCCTGTGAACTCAACACAGTGTCTGCGCTTGTTGATGTTAGAGCACTACTAATCAGATTTGCTGTTAGAATTTTTGAGTACGCTGTAGCATCAACTGTGTTAACAACATCACGTAACTCCCAATTGCGATTGACTTCATTCCAACGTATTTGACCGTCTGGATTGTCTATGTCACGCAAAGTTGCGGAGGCTAATCCTGATGTTGAAAAATCAATTGCTATTGGATAAGCACCAACTGACGCAACTTTGAATGTGTTATCTGTTTTCTGGACAACACGATATATTGTGTTGTTTGATAGACCTGTTACGTCAGTGTTTAGTGAAATAAAAGCAACGTTTTGACCGTTATTGAAACCATGACCATTGCTTGTTATAATGTCACTTATTCCGTTTATTGATGCTACACTGTTTGCTCTGTTGATAACAAAACCTGTACCACTACCTGCACCAATAGTTTGTTTTGTTGTCGCTCTTAGTTTGATTGTGTCTGTATCAAGAAGTGTGGCGCCCACAATAGTGAAGTCACCACCAACCACTAAACTTCCTGTGATTTCACCGGATGCGAGTGTTGTTACACCGGCAGTTAATGATTCAACTGTAGCTAGACCAGATGTGTACAGTAGTCTTGTCGTCACTGCATTAGCTGTATTCAAATTACCTGATGTTGTATTACCAGTTACATTTAGCGTTGTGCCAACGGTTGCTGATGTACCAACAGCCAATGTTGTGCCGACAGTTGCTAGACCTGAGGTGTATATAACACCTGTTGTTACCGCATTAGCTGTATTCAAATTACCTGATGTTGTATTACCAGTTACATTTAGCGTTGTTCCAACAGTTGCTGATGTGCCAACAGCCAGTGTTGTGCCGACAGTTGCTAGACCAGATGTGTGTAACAAACGTGTTGTTACTGCATTAGCGGTATTCAGGTTACCTGATGTTGTATTTCCTGTTACATCTAGCGTTGTGCCGACAGTTGCTGATGTACCAACAGCTAGTGTTGTGCCGACAGTTGCTAGACCTGATGTATGTAACAATCTTGTCGTTACTGCATTTGCAGTTATCAAATTGCCAGCAGTTGTATTTCCTGTTACGCCTAGTGTTGTGCCGACAGTTGCTGATGTACCAACAGCCAATGTTGTGCCGACAGTTGCTAGACCTGATGTGTGTATAACACCTGTTGTTACAGCATTAGCGGTATTCAGGTTACCTGATGTTGTATTTCCAGTTACACCTAGTGTTGTGCCGACAGTTGCTAGACCTGATGTGTGTATAACACCTGTTGTTACTGCATTAGCGGTATTCAGGTTACCTGATGTTGTATTTCCTGTTACATCTAGCGTTGTGCCGACAGTTGCTGATGTACCAACAGCTAGTGTTGTGCCGACAGTTGCTAGACCTGATGTGTGTATAACACCTGTTGTTACAGCATTAGCTGTGTTTAGATTACCAACAGTTGTATTTCCTGTTACGCCTAGTGTTGTGCCGACAGTTGCTGATGTACCAACAGCCAATGTTGTGCCGACAGTTGCTAGACCTGATGTGTGTATAACACCTGTTGTTACAGCATTAGCTGTGTTTAAATTACCGGCAGTTGTGTTACCGGTTACGCCTAGTGTTGTGCCGACAGTTGCTGATGTACCAACAGCCAATGTTGTGCCGACAGTTGCTAGACCTGATGTGTGTATAACACCTGTTGTTACAGCATTAGCTGTGTTTAAATTACCGGCAGTTGTGTTACCGGTTACGCCTAGTGTTGTACCAATAGTCACTAGACCTGAAGTGTGTAGAACACCTGTTGTTACTGCATTAGCGGTATTCAGGTTACCTGATGTTGTATTTCCTGTTACACCTAGCGTTGTGCCGACAGTTGCTGATGTACCAACAGATAAGTTTGAACTGACATTAGCAAATGTGCCAACTGTTAGATTTGATCCAACAGTTGCTGATGTACCAACAGATAAATTTGAACTGACATTAGCAA